TTTTGTTCTTATGATTGCCGAGCAAAAACCAGTAGCAAAATCAATCCCTACTACGAAGGAGAATTTCAAACCAGAGAGGGATATGAGAGTAACGGTGGCGTATATGGATATATCTATCATATTTACAACAGAAAGACTAATATGCACTACATAGGACAAACGGTATATATGCCATTCTTCCGGTGGCAGGAACACGTTAAGAGCGGTTTGAAAGGTAATATTACAGACCTTGTATTTGAGACCATTACAGAGGTTCGTGTTAAGTCACAGGAGTATCTGAACAACATTGAAGCATGGTGGATTAGGAAATACATTGATGAATATGGGCGAGACCGTGTTATGAATATTACAGTTCCAAAGATAACACTTGAGGACTTGGCAAAGGAATATTCAAAGATAGTTTCGGGACAGTTAAGTATTGAAACGGATGAAAGTGAGGTGGTTTAAATGCTTATGCGATGTTGCGGTTCATCATCAGCAGGCAACAGTTACGCTTTAATCAGCAGCAGTGGTGAGATTCTTGCCATTGAAGCAGGTGTGAAATTTATGGACTTTAAGAAAATGATTGATTGGAAAATAGCAAATGTTTCCGGATGCATTGTGAGCCACGAACACGGAGACCATGCACGATACATAAAAGATTTCATGCAGTCCGGTATTCCGGTTTACACGGCTTTTGAAACGCAGACCGCACTTGAAACCATAACCGGAGAACGTACAGCACCTATTCCACCGCGCAGAACACGGCAAATCGGCGGTTTTACAGTAACACCATTCAATGTACCGCATGACACAGAAATCGAGTGCTACGGCTATTTAATCGAGCATGAGGAAATGGGCAAACTGTTATTCTTGACCGACTTGGAATATTGCAGATATGACTTTTCCGGTATGAACGTTGAGCATATCATGGTCGAAGCCAATTACAGCATGGACTTGGTAGACCGGAATGAGCCAAATTATGAACACCGCCTACGAGGTCATATGAGCCTTGATACGGCACTTAAATTTATTCAGACGAACGACAACCCAGCTTTACGAAATGTCGTTTTAATACACTTATCGGACACAAGCGGAGATCCCGCGTTATTCCTAAAACGAACGAAAGAAACAATTAAATATGGAGCGAATGTTTATATTGCAGAAAAAGGACTAGAGGTTGATATGAACCTTTGTCCGTTCTGATTGGTTGAAACACCTTGGCGAAAGCCTAAAAGAAACTATCTCGTTTGGCGAATAATAGTTATCACAAACCTTATTGAAAGCCATGTCTTGGCGGTGCGTTTGCCGTACCGCCCTTACAAAAGATTGGAGGTAAAAATTGAAATTATGTGAATACTGTATGGCTGAATTTGAGCCGAAGCGACCAGATCAAAAATACTGTAGACCAAAATGTGCCAAAAGATACGCACAGTTTAAGAATTTTAAAAAGGCTGGAAGAATTGTGTATACAAGAATATGCCCGAAATGTGGCAGGCTGTTTATGACGATAGATGAACGCAAAGTTGATTGCCAAGACTGCATCGGCAATGAAGTTAAAGAACGCTTGAAAAAACCAAAGAAAAAGGACGATATAATCAAGGCTGTGAATCATATGGCACGCGCATCTGGAATGAGTTACGGAAAGTTTGTGGCTCAAATGAGCATTAAACCATTGGAGAGGAAGTGATTGGATGGGATATAAACACGGATTATCAAATAAATGCGGTAGATTATATCCTCTGTGGAAAAGTATTAAATATCGTTGCTATTGCAAAACTTCTCGTGACTATAAAAATTACGGTGAAAGAGGGATTGCAATGTGTGATGAATGGAAGAATGATTTTCTAAGTTTCCGTGATTGGGCAATCGCAAACGGGTATAAAGAGGAAAAGACGGATAAGGGATTGAACATTTTAACCATTGACAGAATTGATGTTAATGGGAATTACGAGCCTAGCAATTGCAGGTTTGTAACAAATGCAGAACAAGCTAAAAACAAAAGAAATAGCATTCCTTTAGAGGAAAAATTTTTAAAATGTCCTGTTTGCGGAAAGCAATTTGTGAAAAAGCAGAGAAATGGGCAAAAAACATGTAGCAATCACTGCGGAAGGATTCTTTATTACAGAGAGCATCCAAACACAAAAGACTATATGAAAATATGTCCTATTTGCAATAAATCATTTAACGCCAAAAGAGGAGGTCATTACAATGACGCAGTTTATTGCAGTAAAAAATGTAAAGATTTATCAGGTTCGCCTGTTTGGGAGCACAATGGACAAACCCATAGGGTTGTTGAGTGGGCTGAAATAGTAGGTATAAATGCACATTGCTTATTACATAGAAAGGATATGGGTTGGACTATTGAAGAGATATTAACAACGCCATTCAGAGGTAGAAGAAAATGCCAAATGTAAATTATAAGAAGCTATATGCAATAAAAAAGAACAACGAGAAACGGATATTAAGCGTTTGTCCGAGAATGAAAAACCAGAGCGGAATTTATTTTTACACAAGGACTGATGAAAACGGTATATCTTACTTTTATATCGGGCAGAGCGTTGACTGCCTAGAGAGAAATATTTCACATTTATCCGGTTATCAGCACATAGATCTTTCGATTAAAAAAAGAGGATTTTATAGTGAAGAAAATCCGTATGGATGGAAATTGGATTTTATTCATTATCCGACAGAAAAGCTTGATGAAATGGAACAATATTGGATTTTGGAATATACAAAGAAAGGTTATCAATGCCGTTACAACAAAACGGCTGGCGGTCAAGGTACAGGAAAAGAAAAGATAAACGAATTTAAACCGGCAAAAGGCTATTATGACGGCATTAAGCAAGGCAAAAAGAGTCTTGCCAAGGAATTATCGCATATCGCTGAAAAGCACCTTGAAATCCGCTTGAAGCCGGAGAAACAGGGCAACAAAGTTTCTGAAAAGCAGTATGAGAAGTTTATGGCTTTGATTTCTGAAAACACATATGAGGAGAGTGATTAAATGGCAGAAGTCAAGTGGATTAAAATCACAACAGATGTTTTTGATGATGAAAAGATTCTGCTGATTGAGAGTATACCGAGTGCGGATAGCATCATTACGATTTGGTTCAAACTTCTTATTCTTGCCGGAAAACAGAATAACAACGGTGTGTTTATAATGAGCAACAAGTTACCGTTCACGGATGAAATGCTTGCCACCATTTTCCGCAGAGATTTGAACACGGTAAGGCTTGCACTTAAGACCTTTGAAGAATTTGGGATGATTGAGGTCGTTGACAATGTGATAACGATTCCGAATTGGAATAAGCATCAAACGCTTGACGCTTATGAGAAGAAAAAGGAACGTGACAGGCTTTATCAGCAGAACCGGAGAAAGAAGCAGAAGAACCTAATTGAGCAAAAATCGCCCGATAAATCGTCTGACGTCGCTGTTTCAGATAAAGAAGAAGAAAAAGAAGAAGATAAAGAGAAAGAAAATATAAAAGAAAATTCGCTGTCGACCGATTCCGGAGATTTGTTTGATTTTGACGATGCATGGAAAAAGACTTTTAGTATATACCCCAAGAAAACAGCGTACAGTACCTCTAAAACGGCTTGGATGGATAAAGTGCTAGAAGTTATCGAAGAGAACCAACCAGACATTGCACGGCTGTTATACAAAGCCACAGAAGCATATTTGAGTGACTATCAAGAAAAGAATCCAGACGATAAGGATTTTCGGTACATTCCAAAATACGTTGATTGGATAAAAAACGATTGCGATTATTGGTTGCAGATTGCGGAGAAACGAGGTGATTGTAGTTGACAGAAGCAGAATTCGGAGTGATCGGGTGCGTACTGATTGACAATGATGTGCTAAATAACATCTGGAGAACGCTGAAACCGGAAATGTTTAGTTCTGATTTCGCGCAGGACGCATACAAGGAAATGCTTGCCATGTATGACCGGAATGAAAGCATTGACCCAATGTCTTTATCAATGGCACTTGAGAACCACAAATACACCCAGGAGCAGATTAGCGAATTGATGAAATCCTGTATTACCGGAACAATCACTTCAACCATGGTTAAAAGTTATGCCGATGCGGTTGTGAAAGAATACAAAGTAAGAACGGTTCGTGACATGTATCAGAAATCCAGCTTAAAGCCGTGCGACATTGATGATACAATCAGCGATCTTCTTACAAGACTTGAACATTTGCAAGAGGGCAAGGAAGTAAAGTTAAAACCAATTAAGCAGATTTCGGTTGAGAATAAGGACAAATATTTCAACGAAAGTGTTGGAGAGGGCGGTATAAAAATCGGGTTATCGCAACTTGATGATGCACTTGGAGATCTTGAACGCGGTGACGTAACAGTAATTGCCGCAAGACCGGCAGTTGGAAAATCAGCACTCACAACGCAGATTATTGGGAATATGGCAAAAAAAGGACTTAAAGTCGCATATTTTAACTTGGAGATGATCGATAAACAGGTGTATGAGCGATTTATTTCAAGACTTGCGGAAATCAGCTTAACGAGAATCAGAAGGGCAAAAGCGTTTCTTGGTGATGAACAGGAAAAATTTAACCAAGCAAACGAAGAAATGAGTAATTATCAATTATGGGTTGCGTCCGGCACTGTATCTCCGAGAGAAATAAAGTCAGAATGCAGACACCAAAGCTTTGATGTTATCGTTGTCGACTATCTGCAATTGCTTATGCCGGATAACAGATATTCCGGAAGAAATGAAGAAGTAGCATCAATTTCAAGAGGTTTAAAATCTGTTGCAAGAGACTTGAATACACATGTAATAGCGCTTTCACAGATAACAAGAGCTTCCGAAAGCAGAGACACAAAAGAGCCTACCATGGCAGAGTTGAGGGAATCCGGAGCAATCGAACAGGATGCATCAAACATAATTATGCTGTGGAATCTGTCAGACAATGACAAGGGAGCCAAGGGCGCAAAAATCGAAAAGAACAGACAGGGAATGACAATGCGTGAAGCAATGGGGTTTGATGGAGATCACATGAAGTTTGTTGAAATCGAAAAACCGTTTGATGATGTTGTTGCGGAAATCAAAAAGAAAGAACGTGGGGACGGATTCAAGCCATACAATGGCGATTGTCCATTTTAGAGGTAGCGGATATGGCAAGTGTAAAGATTGAAAAGGGTTCGGAAGAATGGCAAGTATTTATGGATTATTGGCAATTCATTCAGAAATACTATGCGCCAGACAACAACGATTCCTGGTGGGACGAAGTTGTAAATGCCGGAGAATCATTGATAAACAAATACAAAGGCATGGAGATTGAAGAGCGTGCAAGACAGCTTGTATTGAGTCATTTTGCATGGTTGGAAATCACATACAGAAAGGAGAAATCAAAGAAATGAGCAATGCTTTGAGACGGAATAAAAAGCCGACATTTTACACAAAACAGGAAATGCGGATTATCGGGCGAAATGATTTTGAAAAGCGAAACGCCGATAAGGTTATATCAAAATCTTACAAAGATTTTGTCGTGATTGGGTACATAATTCTGCATGACAAATTCGGTTTCGGACAGGCAAGAATCATCCGGTTGCAGGATTTTTTGAAATCCTACCTAGATGAAGCAGCATCCGGTGGAAATACCGGAAAGGATTTGGCTGTTTATCTTAAAAGCAAATACGAAATCGACATCAAAGAGGAAGTCGGAAAAATTCCACAGAGACAGTTAATGAACATGTATGCAAAGAAAGGGTTCTGCATCGAGCGTGAAGCATACAGGCTTTCCAGCGCATCTTTGTTTAACTATTTCGCACTCACGCTTACGATTCTGAAAAAGGAGTTTAAGATAACAGCGAAACAGTTGCAGTATTTCTCGGACAAATTTATTGACTACATTGATACACTGGCTAATTACAAGCAGTTTCAGTTGACGGTGCCGATGATAGCGCAGAGTTTGGCGGATGAGATTAAGTTTGTATGTGATTTGGAGGTGTAAACATGCTGAACAGAGAGAAATACGCAAAAGAGATTTTAGACATGGCGTGCTCTGGGAATAGCATTGCCAAGGTTGACGGAAAGATTACCCCCTGCATAGGCGGTTGTATTGGATGTGATTTTTATAACGGTAGCGGTCACAGTTGTAGAGAAAATGTAAGAGAGTGGGCGAACAGCGAGTGTGTTGAGCCACCTGTTGATTGGAGTAAGGTTGCGGTCGATACGCCGATTTTGGTAAGAGATAGCGAAGAAGAAGCGTGGAGAAAAAGACATTTTGCAAAATACGAGAACGGAATAGTGTACGCATGGAGTGGAGGATCAACACATTGGAGCGTTCGCAGAAGTAGCAATATAAGCGATTGGGCGATGGCAAAGCTGGCAGAAAGTGAGGAATAGGCATGGAGAGATTAACAGAGCGAACAGCGGCTGGAATCTTGGTAAAAGAGAATTACGAGAAAGAATCCTTAAAAACCTTGTATTCGTGTTATGGCGAAAAGCCTAATTCATATTATTCCAATTGCGAAGAAGGTTATTGCGCAATGGAGAAGTTGGCGGATTACGAGGATACAGAGGAACAGAGCAGACTTATTATTCTACCTTGTAAAGTGGGAGATACAGTTTATTGTATTTTCAACAGATACACTAGATGCACATTTAGCAATGAGGAATTCGACGAATATAGTTGCCAAGGGTGCGAGTATGAGTGTGACAGCGAAAAAGAAAATTATGTACAAGATATGAGAGCATATAGCCTTGATTGGATTGTAACAAATTTGAAGAATTTTGGTAAAACCGTATTCCTCACAAAATTCGAAGCAGAAGCAAAACTGAAAGAATTGAGAGGTGGAGAAAATGGATAAATTTCTTAAAAGCGTAAGCGAGCGTGACTTTGATAGAAGAATATCGGAAGTCGTTGAAATGCTTGAGGAAAAACAACTCTACGGAACTATCAGTTTGATAAAAGATTTGAAATATTACCTTGACTTAGCCACAAAAGAAAAAGCACACACTTGTAACTGTCAGCACAAGGGCAATTCAAGAGATAACGAGCCTTGTTGCAGATGTGATGGTAACCACACCAATGCCGACAGGATAAGGAATATGTCGGATGAAGAGTTAGCAGATTATCTATCAACCGTAACAAGTGACACTATATGTGGAAGTTCATGGGATTATGATGGGTGGATTAAAGAGCTTCAATCAGAAGCGGAATAGGAGAGAGTATGGAAGATAGATATTTATTCAAAGCCAAAAGGCTTGATAATGGAGAATGGGTGCAAGGTAATCTTATTCAAAGCTGTGATGCAACAGATGGATGGGAATCAATTATAATTCCTGTCAAGAATAGTAATATGTTTACAAAACATATTGGACATTGTTACGGAAACCTTGGATTTGAAAATTGGTACAGAGTTAACCCATCTACAATCTGCCAATGCACAGGATGTGAGGACATGAACGGTAAGCTTATTTTTGAGAATGATATTCTACACAATGGAAATTATTTTGTTGTTAAATGGAATGCACCTTGTGCAAGATTTGACATTGTATTAAATAATTCACATAACATTCCAATAGGAAAATGGGAACCAATGATTTGTGATTGGGAAACCAATGATTTTAAGGAATATAGAAAATCCGTTGATTATGAAGTTATCGGCAACATCTTTGACAATCCGGAGTTATTGGAAAGCGAGGGATAATATGACGGAGAGTGAAGCAATTAAGATATTGAAGAAAGACAGTTGTTATGAATGCGCACAAGGCACAGACAGCCCGCTTAATTGTGAATATGGGGGATGCAGGGTTGCGAAAGCTACTAGAGTAGCAATACAGGCACTTGAAGAAGTACAACAGTACCGCGCAATCGGCACACCGAAAGAATGTAGGGCGGCGGCGGTTAAGCAGACGGCGAAGAAACCTATATTTAACCATAACCTTAGTGATACTCTTTCTGTATTCCATTGTGAGTGCGGAAATGCAATTAAAGTTAGTCATGATACAGGAATAATGGATAACAACAATGCGCCAAATTACTGTAGTAAGTGCGGTTGTAAATTTGATTGGAGTGATGAAGAATGATGTTTCAATTGTACATAAATTTCTTTCTACTAATACTTATAGCCATTAGGTTAGATATTCTAACAAAATTTGGAGTCAATCTTTTTTGCGTTCTGTCAGTTGTAGCAATGATTGGACATGAGATTTTTGATTATTTGAAAAAAGGAGATAAAAAACGATGAGACTGATTGATGCAGATGCACTAAAAGAATATTGCATGCGTGCAAGTAAATCTGATGATGATTTTAGGAGAGTAAGTTTGGCAACATTGGCGAGCGTGATAGATGCGCAGCCGACCGCCTATGACCCGGACAAGGTTGTAGAAAAACTGGAAAAGAGAAGAATGGACGCATTAAGGCATCTTCGGGAAAATAAGGGGACAGAATTCGGATACGCATCTGAATGTGTGTATAATGCTTTGAATGAAGCAGTTGAAATCGTGAAAGGCGGTGGGGTGAATGAAATGGAAGAATAAAGCAGTAACAAAAATAACAGGTATTTCGTTAAGCTCAAGCGTCAGAGAACTTGCAATGGCGATAAATCATAATGCAGAAGTCTTAAGAGAAGCAGTGCAGAAGATAGAAGAATTGAGCGATAAAGTTGATCGACTAAAGGCAGGTGGAGTAGATGGTTAGTTTTGACAAATTTGACTTTCTGGTTGATATGCAAGATGTATATATTCTTCCTACAATTAGGATAAGCACACAGCATGAAATGATTGATAAAAATTTCAACATTCAGATTCATTTTGCAGTATTTCATTTTAGATGGAGGTGGGTAAATGGCAATTAAACCGATTTTATTTAACACCGAGATGGTTCGGGCAATTCTGGACGGACGGAAGAGTTGCACTCGGCGGCTGGTTAAACATGATGTTGAATCCGTTCTCAACAGCCCATATCATAAGGCACATCCAGAGGTAGAAGATAAACAGATTATAAGCAAACTATGTAATCCACCGTATCAGCTTGGGGATATCATCATGCCAAAAGAAGCGGCACGTATCTGGCTTAAGGTAACAGATGTGAGAGTAGAGCGGCTGCAGGAGATGAAGCCGGTTGATGTGATAAAAGAGGGAGCTTATCCTGATTGTTGGGATTGTCTTAATACATACGGAGAAAGCGGTTCGCAGTGCTGTTATGGGACAGAAGAACAGTGCAGTCAATGTGATGAAGTGATGATGGAATGGGAAAAACTTTGGAACTCCACCATCAAGAAATCCGACCTTGACCGCTACGGTTGGGATGCAAATCCGTGGGTTTGGGTTATCGAATTTGAGCGGCGTGAAAAACCGGAAGGAGTGTGAGAAATGTCTAAAGCAGTATTGGTTATGGATATGCCAGAACAGGTGTGCCAGAAATGTACATTGTGCTATGAGGCAGAGAATGATGACGAATATCTGTGCTGTGCGACAGGAAAACTTTTGCCAGACGGAGAGAAGCCAGATTGGTGTCCGCTCAGGGAACTGCCGGAGAAGAAAGAACGCAGAGTTGGAGAACACGGAGAAAGAATGTTCAGAGCAGGATTCAATGCCTGCTTGGATGAAATTTTAAGAGAAAGAAAGGAATAACGAATCCTCGGTAAACCGAGGTTGCAACTTAAAGGTTTATGGATTTATTGAAAGTGGGTGAGAGCGAATGAGTGGTGGAAGTTGGAATTATTTGTATTGTAAAGATGTTGACGAGCTTATGAATGGTTCGTCAATAGAATTACTGCAAGATATGGCTGACAGATTGAATAGTGCAGGTTTTGAAGATGTGGCTAAAGATACACAAAGATTAGTTGAGTATATCAAGTCGGCAAGTATACGAATAGAAACACTTTTTGAAGCACTTAGTCCTGTATTTAAGGCTGTTGAATGGTTTGATAGCGGAGATTGGGGCAAAGAAGTTCTGAATAATGAGGTGCTTAAATATCGAAAGTCTAATATCGATAGTTATGACAAAGCTATTGATGATTTGACTGCTAACATCACTGAGCGTTTTTCCGGGATGGCTATGTCAAGCGGATTACCAACCGAGGGCGCAACTTGGGAAAATGCCATAAGACAAGTAAAGCAGATAGCAGAAAAGCTGAAAGGAGCGAAGCAGAATGAAGATTTTAAGTAAGAAGAAATACAACAAACTCATTGAAGATTTTGAGGAATTGCAGAAAAAGGTCGATGAACTCAAAAGGATAAACGAGAGTATCGGGAAAAAGCTGGAAGATAAAAAAGACAAGTTGCAAATTGAACAATGGCAAGGATTTCTGCTTTAAATGCGAAAACTCTTACAGATACAAGACATATTGGGGAGGAATGGAAACCGAAAAAAGCGGTTGCTTGCTTGATGTGTCTTGTGATGGTTTTAAGAGAAAAGAAGATAACTAAATAAAAATCAAAGAAAGGAATAGGTTGTGCGCACATAAAACCGAGGTTTCCTTTTGGTAAGAGAAAATGTTAGATTTTGGATATTACAACATGGATTGTATGCAAGGAATGAAAGAATTTCCCGACAAATATTTTGACCTTGCGATTGTTGATGTGCCTTATGGAATTGGCGAAAGCGGCGGTAAAAACAAGAGCAGGGGTAAATTAGCAAAGCCTACTGATTATAAGGATTATATCGGAAATGATAGTAAGGCACCGAATAAAGATTATTTTGGGGAATTATTCAGAGTATCAAAAAACCAAATTATATGGGGTGCAAATCATTTTATAAGCAAAATTCCATACGATAGCAGTTGTTGGATTGTTTGGGATAAAGTAAATGGAAACACAGATTTTGCAGATTGTGAACTTGCGTGGACTTCGTTTGATACTGCAGTAAGAAAAATATCATTTATGTGGAATGGAATGTTGCAGGGAAAGAGTATTTCAGAAGGTCATTTAATGCAAGGCGACAAAAGTAAAAACGAGAAAAGAATACACCCAAATCAAAAGCCAGTTGCATTGTACGAATGGATTTTAAGCAGATACGCAAAAGACGGAGATATTATTCTTGATACTCATGTAGGTAGCGCAAGTAGTTTAATAGCTTGCTATAACACAAATCATAAATTCGTTGGATTTGAGCTTGACGAATACTATTACAAAGTATCAAAGCAGAGGTTAGATACCGAAATGGCACAAATGAGATTAAGTGATTATATTTAACAGGAGAAATGGCTTATGAAATTTACAAAATTCATTAAGCCAGAACTTGAACAAATCAAAGAAAATGCCAATTTCACGGAAGAAGAGGAGAGGATTTTCTCTCTTCTCTGCCGTGGTTTTTCACAAAAGCAAATATCCACAAAAGAAAATCTATCACTAAGAACGATAGAGTACAGAGTGAGAGATATCAAAGATAAAATAGAAAGAACGGGGGTATTTGATTGGATGAAAAAGAACTGTTGAAATATGCCGTTGATAGTGGTATCCTCGACATAACACTTGTGCAAGAACAAGTTGAAATGAACAAAAGAGAAAAGATACTAAAGAAACACCCATATGATATATGGGAAGGGAAAGATGGGTATTGGAGAACCTATATTCCATGCAAGGAGAAAGGGAGAAAGCTACTTAAGAAAAAAGATAGGGTCGATATTGAAAATGAGGTTATCGATTATTTACAGATTCAAGAAGAAAATCCAACCATTGATGAAGTGTTTGAAGAGTGGAACGACAGGCGGTTGGCACTGAACAAGATTGGAAATGCAACGCACCAAAGGAATCGCAACTTTTATCAAAGGCACTTTAAACAAATGGGTAAAAGGCACATAAAATCAATATCGGAAGATGAATGGGGAGATTTCCTAGAAGAACAGATTCCGAAGTTTAACTTGACGGCAAAAGCGTTTTCCGGACTAAAAGGGATAACCAAAGGGTTTCTGAAACGAGCCAAAAAGCGGAAGTTGATTGATTTTAATGTTGAAGAATTGTTTGAGGAGCTTGATACATCTGATTCCGATTTCAAACGAACGATCAAGGAAGATTACGAAGAGGTTTTTGACGAGAATGAAACTGATATTATGATTAAATATTTGGAATGCAACCTTGATTTATCAAACATAGCAATACTTCTAATGTTCGTGACCGGAATGAGAATCGGAGAGGTTGTGTGCCTAAAACATGATGATTTTGACGGTAATACGGTCAAGGTTCGGCGAACCGAAACAAGGTATCGTGGAGAGGATGATGCAAAATATACGGTTGCGATAAAGGATTTCCCAAAGACGAGAGCTGGGGCGAGAACAATTATCATCCCAAAGGACTACGAGTGGTTGTGTGATAGGATCAGAAAAACGAATCCATTTGAAGAATTTGTGTTCATTAAAGAAAATGGAGAGCGCTTGAATGCGAATTGTGTAAGAATGCGATTACAGAGATTGTGCGATAAGTTAGGAATCTATCGAAAGTCTCCACATAAGATCCGAAAGACATACGGAACCATCCTTCTTGACAACAATATTGACGAGCGGTTGATCCTTGGTCAGATGGGGCACGCAAGCCTAGGAACTACAGAGGAACATTACCACAGAAACCGCAGATCTATCGAGAAAAAGTCAGATATTTTAAGTAGTATACCAGACTTCAAAGCACGAACAAGTTAGTCGTTTGATTACTATTTTGAAAAAAGTAATCAAAAGTAATCAAAGTAAAAACGCTACAAGCCGCATAAACACTGAAAAGTTGATGCTTTGTGCAGGGGTTCGAGTCCCCTTATTGGCTTTCAGAAAACCGCATAAAATCAAGGTTTTCTATAGATTAGGGGAAAGAGAGTAATCAAAAAGTAATCAAAAGGTAATCAAAAAAGGCTCGGAAGCCTTGATTTTACTAAAGAAAGGAGTTTCTTGTACAAGTGCTAAAAGTTAATTGAATATGATTACTATGGAAGTTTGGACGCATTGAGCGTCTTTTTTTATTGCGGTTTTTCTGCTTATTTTTTGCGGAAGAACCGTATTTTTTTATGCAAAAATATAAGCATAGGAGGGATGCGGAATGTTATTTACGGATGAAATTCTTGAAAAAATCTTAACAAGAGAAGATGTTTCAAAGGTTCCGCTTGTGTATCAGTCAGCAATGATACACGCAATCAAGGAAGTATTGGAGGAAGAGAATGTATCAGATGCAAAATCAGAATATGGCATTTAACCCAAACCCAAGCTATGCCGCATATCAGTACAACCCAATGCAGAGGTTTCAACAGCCAGAGCCACAGATTCCGCAGATGCAACCGCAGTTTCTTGGAATCCAAGGAAAAGTAGTGCAGTCGGAATCGGCAATCATGGCAAATGATGTGCCTATGGATGGAAGCGTTGCGTTTTTCCCAATGCAGGACATGAGCGCAATCGTAGCAAAACAATGGGATGCCAACGGAACAATCAGAAAGACCGTTTACAAGCCTTTTAATGAGCAGATGGCAGATTCTTCAAGCGATGATAAAAGAATTGAAATAGGGCTGTCTGACGATGCGACAAGGGCTATTACTGACAAATTGGATTGCTTGTTTGGAAAGATGGAAGAGTTGGAAGATAAGCTATCTTCGCAAACGCAAAGAAAATCTTCACGAACACAAAAGGAGAGTGAGTCTTAATGAATCCTATGCAGATGTTACAGGGAATGAGAAACCCACAGCAGTTTTTACAACAAATGATGGGGAATAACAGCGTAATGAGCAACCCTATGGCACGCAATGCTATGCAAATGGCGCAGAAGGGAGATTCCAAGGGCATCGAACAGATGGCTAGGAATTTGTGCAAAGAAAAGGGAATTGACGCAGATAAGGCTTTTGAGTCATTTAAAAGCCAATTAGGAATGTGATACTAATTCTTGCAAGATTATGTATATAAAAATGAATTATGGAGGTAAATTCTATGTTTAACACAGGTAATTGTGCATCTGTTCCGCTTGTTGCGAACATTGACGGAAACGGAAATAACAATGGATGGGGCGCAGAAGGCTCATGGTTATGGTTCATTATCGTTATCTTTGCTATCTTCGGATGGGGCGGATTCGGTAACGGATTCGGAGGAAACGGAATGAACGGTGGTGTCGGAAGCGAAATCCAGCGCGGATTTGATAATCAGGCGGTTGTGTCAAAGCTTGATGGCATTTCAAATGGTCTTTGTGACGGATTCTATGCAGTACAAAACGGCATGAACGGAATCAACACAAACATTTTGCAGACCGGATTCGGCATTCAGCAGGCTATCAACGCTGATACAGTCGCTAATATGCAGAACACAAACGCATTACAGGCACAGATCGCTAACTGCTGCTGCGAAACAAGAGAAGCTATTCAGGGCGTAAACTACAATATGGCAACTAACACTTGCGCTTTGCAGAACACCATGAACAGCAACACAAGAGACATTATCGACAGTCAGAATGCAGGAACGCGCGCTATTCTTGATTATCTCTGCAATGAGAAAATCTCTAGCTTACAGGCAGAAAATAATGACCTTCGCAGAGCGGCTTCACAGGATCGTCAGAGTGCATTACTTACAACTCAGATGGCAGCTCAGACACAGCAGATTATCAATGCAGTAAATCCGTCTGCTATCCCGGCATATGTTGTACCTAACCCAAATGCTTATGCATATGGATGCGGATGTAACGCAGGTTGTAACTGCTAAAACTAAATAATTGAGTATCTTAATTGAGTTTAACTCAATCATGTCTGCTATGCAGTATTACTTATAACCAAAGGGCAGACTATAATGTTTGCCCTTATTTTATGAAAGAGAGGTAAAAATAATGGAAGTAACAGGAATTGCATTACAAACCGTTGCCGCTGGAGAAGATGTTGCATTCACAGAAACGGCAGTAAACGGAACAAAATGTATCGTACACAGACAGGGAAGTGGAATTATCAAGTTAAGAGGTATCACAAATCAGTGTAAGGCTAGATTTTTGGTATCGTATTCAGGAAACATTCAGATTCCGACAGGCGGCACGGTTGGAGAGATTTCGCTTGCAATCGCGGTTGACGGAGAGCCTTTACAGTCAACAAAGATGATCGTAACGCCAGCCGCAGTTGAAAATTTCTTTAATGTATCAGCACAGGCATACGTTGATGTGCCTTGCGGTTGTTGCAGTACCGTAGCCGTGCAGAATACATCTACACAGGCTATCGAGGTTCAGAACAGTAATTTGATTGCAGTAAGGGAGGCTTGATATTATGCATAAGTTTGCGAAACAGATTATGGATTGCGTGAAAGCCCACGTTGACGGCATCGGAATCGAGAATTTTGAGGGGCAAAACCTTGATGATCTCAAGGATTGGACGGAGATCGCAAAGAACATCGTATGCTTTGACAAGGACTATAACATTGTTGAAGCTATGAAAAAGTCTGAAGATGAAGAAATTATGCGCATGGTGGAAGAATTTGGGGATTATCCGGGAAGAAGATACTACAATGAGTACCGGTACTCAAACGGAAGATTCGCACCGAAAGGACGTGGAACACGCAGAGGATATGTAGAACCTCCATATTACCATCAAATGCCTGAAGATTACCACGAATGGGAGAGAATGCCGGAATACGACCGAATGAGAGACCTTGACAGAATGAGTATGGGAAAGATGTATTATTCAGAGCCTATGGGCGGAAATAATGACATGAGTACCGGTACTCACGATGCAAGAGAGGGCAGAGCCGGTATGAGCCGGAGAAGCTACATGGAGACAAAGGAAATGCATAACGGAAATTCACCGGAAGATAAGGACGCAAAGATGAAAGAGCTTGAAAAGTACATGAAATCTCTTTCGGAAGATGTGACCGAACTGTTTTCCGGCATGTCCCCAGAAGAGAAACAGTTGACCAAGACAAAGCTGACTACGCTTGTCACGAAAATGTAATAGAGAGGGCATTTTGCCCTCTTTGTTTGCGAGGTGGTAAATTGTTCACGATAAACAATAAAATGTGGAATTTGGTCAAAGTATCGCGTTACAGCGATATGCTACAGAGAAGTGACGGAAGCAGAACGGTAGGCATGACCGACAGGGACACGAAAACGATATATCTTGCGGATGATTTACGCGGGAAATTCCTTGACCGTGTGTTATGTCACGAATTATGTCACGCGTTCTGTCTTTCGTATAATGTATACATGGATATTGATACCGAGGAAATTGTAGCAGACTTCTTGACTACATACGGAAGAGAAGTATTTGAAATAGCAGACAGACTATTGATTGAACTTATGGAGGTTGTTGCATAATGGATAAAATTTCAGAACTCTTACAGTACGTGCACCGGACGAATCCGGAAATGACTAGGGAAAGGCTGATAGAAGAGTTGAGCAAAAGTGATTATGCTGCGCGGTCTTTGATTTTTACGAAAGAAAACATCGTTGCGCTAGGGCAAAAATAAATCCGGCGGTTTGAATCGCCGCCGGAATTGTGTCAGACTTTCGGAATGTAAGAACCTTTCATTATTTCTATAGCGAGTTTCGCGCCTTCCGTCATATAAAAATCATTATTCTTTGCACAGCAACTAAAAAGCAGTTCCTCAAACTCTGAATATAAATTTTCACTTAATAACCCTTTTAGTTTCTCTGTTAAGGGAGAAAAGTATTCAACAAAAGCATTTCCGGTTTCATTGTCAAGCTGACTTGAACATACAATTTTGATAAATTCATCCATTTTAGTAGTCTCCTTCTTCTGTTAATAAATAGTTGATATATCCTGTCGCAAGTCTGGCAAGGCTTTTACTGCCATCCAACAAATCCAATTTGTACTCTGGTCTATAGCCAAACCTCTGCACATAGAACTTTTCTTCAAGTTCTAAGTCGTAAATGTCAGATAGCTCCACGAGAATCTTGTGATATAAAAATTTTCTCGTCCACCCAAACTGTTCCATGATAATTTTTAATTTCCAATTATTTTTTCTGAACCACGCTCCGCGTGATGCGTCCAATTGCTGTTTTGAAATGTAACAATCTGCAAATAGGTCATCATTTTTCGGTAATGCCGCCTGTGGTTGCTTTATGGCTTCTTCCATGTCAGCAAAACGCTTCACGTATCGGGCAGTAAATACAATGCCTTTTTCTCCGTTGAATTTGTTTGCAAGGAAGTCGCATCCCAGCTTGGTTACTTTGTAGCATGGTCTTTCTTTTCCTTGTTCATCTTTATATGATGATTCTTGAAAGAAATCAGCCACAACAATTTTGTTGTCGCTAAGAATTTGAATAATTCCCTTAACTTTTTTCGTACCATCTAACTTTCTTAAAATCTGCCAGTGTTTCACTTCCATCATTTCTGCAATTTCTAAAGTGGTAATAGTCTGTTCTAGCTGTCTCATTTAATTGCTCCTTTCGTTGCGATTGTTTTGTTTATGAGTACACTATACACCTTTGAAATTACGCTGTCAATACGTTTTTTGAGTACGTTTATACTTTTTTTGTTTACATTAGTTTTGGAATGTGATATATTTGTTTCAGAAAGGAAGTGAGAGAATGTCTGTATCAAATAAAATAAAATCAATAATGTCAATTAGAGAGATGAAAAGCGTAGAGCTTGCAGAATTGCTTGGAATGTCACCGCAATCATTAAGGAATAAATTTAATCGTGGCAGCTTTTCGGCAGAGGATTTAATAAAAATATCTGATTTTTTAGGTGTTACGTTGAATTTTGAAATAGATGATAAACAGAAGATAGTGCTTGATATGAGTGACATAAGAGAACAAAGAGATGAGTAGGAGACGTATGATGTTTACTAAATTGTTAAGATTAACATTGGTTGAAAAAGAAATGACAGCTAAAGAGTTAGCCGCAAAGATAGGGACAACTCAACAGAATCTATCAGCAAAAATGAAGCGTGACAACTTTTCAGAAAAAGAAATGCAGCAGATTGCGGATGCATTGGGGCTTGATTTAGAAATTGTAATGAAAGAGAAGAAATAAGAAAACCCGCCTAACTGGCGGGTTTTTGATGAAAGAATATTTTTTTCCGCGCCCCAAAAAAAATATTTCGTAATTTTTTTGTACCCCCCGGGGTAGCGTTTTTATGGTCAAGATTCCATTTTCACGGATTCCCCAAAACGTGTAACAAACGTGCAATTATCTGCGGCATTCCGCAAATAACACAAATACACTATATGTTATGCCATATATAGATAATTCATTGATGATATTTGATGGTATTGCCGATCACAGGCAAACGCCAGAAGACGCTTGCCCGGCTGTAGTTATAGTCTAGCATAGACCGCATTTTACCACTTGTCAAGATAGTTTTTCCCATCGTACCGGCTGTAAGTGTGTGTTATGCGTTCCGGCTTTTGCGTGATCTGCAACCAATCGCCGCCACGCTGGACGGTTATTTTGGTTTTTGCAGACTCCACCCATTCCACACCCTCAAATTTTGAGTAGCCGCACATTTTGCCGGATATTTCCAGATAACCAAGGGCAGACACCCGGCGCAAAATCTCCCTTTTACCGATATATTCATATTTTGCCATGCTTGCCACCTCCAGACGTTCTGCGCTCACTCATGCATATATTTTTGCATCCGTCGCGCGATAGTTGGTTTACGATCAGCCACGCTTGCAAGTCCCCATACGCCACCCGGCGCACGGCTTTCCCGTTGTGATCGGCTTTAATATCGTAGGTCATACACTTATACCTCCTTATATCGTGTTTATTTGTCAATGTGCGTTATATGCCCGCATCCGGCGGAACGGTGTGCAATCTGTTTTTTGTTGGAGATGCACAAGCTCCAAAGTGCCGCAATAGTGACGGCTTGCGATCTTGCCGCCGCTCTTAATGATAGAACGGTAGAAACGAGCTTTCCCGCGTGTCTTGCGTCTGCATTAAAGCAGATCAACCGCGATTATTTACGGCTGCGGCGCGCCGTGTGACGGCAATATGCCGCCATATAACCCGATGCAGTCCCAATATATGACCATCGGTTAATAAGTCCGCGCTCCCGGAATCGAACCGGAACGGATGCACCAAACACGCGAAATAGGGCGGAAGAGTACCGCCTTAAATTACAACAAAATCCCCTTGGAATCCTGTTGTTATAATCATTTTTCCGTCAGATCTGCGGTACACAACGCCGCATCCGTCCGCAAAAGTTGACCACACGAGCCATCCGGGCGGTGTAAGTTTTTCCCCGGTTTTATAATCCAGGAATGAGTAACGCGGAATAACGCCACTTTTTTCTTGATCTAGCGCGTTGTTAATTGCTTGCGATTCTGTTACGATCTGCACACCTTTTCCCGTGTGCAAAATATATCTTTCTTCCATTTCTTATACCTCTTTCCTTTTATTTGCTCATTTTTGAGTAATGGCAAGCCGGGGAATCGAACCCCGGAAGCGCCAACCTTGCTAATTAATTATTTTGCTTTTGCAGCGTGTTTTGTAAGCTCTCTGTAAAGCAGATTACATGCTGTCGCTTCTGCCTTATCCTCTGTATATCTGCCTTTTTCCTCTTCTGTCTCGTCTAAAATATCAGCAAGCCAATCAACGGCAGAGCCAAGAAAAATATCATCAGAAATAGGGAAAGCTGTAGGAAGTCCTGCCATCCAGTCGCAAAACAAAGAATATTTACTAATTCTTCCGGCTCTATACTGACAATCATATTTAACTTTCTCGTTCTCAAAAGCCGTTAAAATGTCTTTGCATATGTCGTTGTAGTCTGTCTTTGCTTCCTTGTTGTCATATGTGTAATATTCCTCTGCTGCTTCGTAACTCTCCATGATTGCGTTTTTAATTGCTTCCATTGTTTCTTTGCTGTTTGTTCTTCTCATTTCTTTTTACCTGTGCTATAATATAGCTACCTTTCTTTTTTGATTGGTGGCGGTTCGTTCTTGGTAGGAGTGACCGCCTTTTTTGTTTTCTGTGCTTCATTTGATGCTTGTATCATATCACTAAATTTAGTGACAGTCAATAGTAAATATCACTTTTTTTAGAAATATTTTTCTTGACTTTTCCAGATAGGAAAAGTATGATTGATTTAAGAAAATCTATATAGAAAGGAAGGTACGCAATGCTAAAATACAGATTTGATGTAGGGGACGCGTTGGAGCGCATCGGCTTTAACTCCTACATGGCTAAAACAAGCGGATTGTTAAGTCAAGAAACGCTCAAAAAAATAAAACGTGAGGACACAAATATAAATGCAAAGAGCATAAATAATCTTTGCTTACTTTTGGACATGCAACCCAGAGACATCTTTATATATGTAGAGAGTCCGGAAGATTTGGAACTAAAAAAGAAATTGCAAAAAAAATAAAATATCACTTGCAAAAGTGACAAATGTGTGTTATTATAATGACAGATCAAAGAGATAGCAAAGGCGAAAGCCAAGAAAGGAGAAACACCATGAAAAAATATATTGTAAAAGATCGGGGCATTGAATGGAGTTATGACAACAAAGAAAAGGCTGCTAAGAAAGCCGCTGATCTAAACACGGAAGTAACAGAAAAAACCGTGTGGAGATATTACGCCCCATATTATACAAGCGGCACTGCAAACTATCGGGAAATCACGGGTGAAACTTTAATAGACACAATAGAGAAAGGCTTTGATCAGATCATAAAAGATTATGATCTTGGCGGCGTTTCAGGCTTGAAATTGAAGTCTGTTAAATTACAAAAGGAAGATGGGTATGCGAATTTAGTTGTAGATTTTATACCACTCGGAAAACTTGGAAAAGAACTTTCAGAGGAAGAAAAGGCAGTAAAAATTGAATGGGTTACAGATGATGAATTCCAGGGCGAATACACTTTTACATTGAACAAATAAAAGGCTAGCGGAGCCGATAAGCTCCGCTATTCTGCATTAAGGAGCAAATAAAAACATGGCTAAAGTTGTAAAAAAATGCGTTGTCTGCGGGAAAGAGTTTTATTGCGAATCATCGCGTGACATTGTGACCTGCTCGAAAGAATGCCGGTTGATACATTTGAGCCAAACACATACGGGGTTAAAGCGCTCCGAAGAGAGCAAGCGCAGGATGTCAGAAACAAGGCGCGCGAATCCGCGAAATACAGAAATACAGCGAAAAGCTACAGAAGCCGCAAAGAACAGTCCGAAATCCGGACGGTTTGAAACAAACAGGGCGGCGATAGATTGGCATTTAGTAAGCCCAGAGGGAGAGCACTTTTATATTCACTCCCTGTCCTTTTGGCTTAGGGAAAATTGCAATAAATATTTTGGAGTAGAGCCGGACAGCAAGCAATTTTTTAATATAATTGCGGGGTTGAGCCGCGTTAAAAGATCGGTTCTTGGGACACTTCCAGAAGGGCAACGCCCCGGATATAGTTATAAAGGTTGGTCAGTGATTCCGACCGAGGATGATAAACAGGATAAATAAAAGATTGGACAAGGGCAGTTTTCCGGCTGCCTTTTCTTTTTTGCCATGTCCAAAATCAACAACTCTACCGGGCATATCTTAAAAAATCTCCGAAAAACTGTAAACAAACTATAAAACTTTTCTTAAATCTTTATAAACAAGGCTAGGTTCATTAGGTCTTTGACAAGTCCAAAAATGATAGAATAGTATCAGTTTTTACAAAAAATCGTCTGACATAACACGACACAATCGTCTGACGTCGCTTTTTCAGAACTATGTTTCTCTTTCTCTCTCTTTTTCTTAATCTTTTAAATTAATAATAATATACTGTATCTAAAGCCTATAGGTTTATAGTAAGTGTATATCCGCATACGCGCGCGGCGTAAGTATATAATACCACCGTAAAAAATTAAGGCTTGACTTTAATCCCGGAAATAGTGTATACCAGAATCAAAGAGATTAAACAGAACGGAGGTGTGAATAGTATATGCAGGATATAAAGAGTGTAGAGAATGTAGATCTTACAAGCCTTATAGTGGATCTAGGTACAGTACAGATATACACATCAACTGTACAAGATTTAATAGACAACGCTTGTATAGAATTCCACATCGAAGATTTGTTAAAAGCTGGACAGAGACAGTGGAAAGCTGTTATGCAGTATGTTGGTATGCATTTATTCCCGGATACAAAAGCATTAAAAGATAAGAGCTTAAGTCCTCTTGGTAATGCAACTATACCGACTAACTGCAATAGGTATGATAGAGAGGTATTATATAAGCTTTGTGATTATTATATATACATCTCCAATGTGTATAGCAAGTTGGTAAGTACGGTAGCATTTAGTTATTTTTGTAATATACCTACGAACACAATGGATATATGGGCTAGTGATGAACCAAGTTCGCTGACTTTCAAGATGTGGCAAAAATTGCAGCGATCCCGTAAGGATTGTATCCTAGATCGTGCATATGATTCCAATAGCCCTGTAGGCACCATGTTCGTGGGAAATAATGAATTCGGCATGAATCAGCCCGGCATTGGCGATAATGCCACGCAACGCAAGGCAATCACAGCGCAGGAGCTGCCAAGATTGGACGAGAAAAAGAGTCAAGAATTGCACGCAATTGATACACAATTTACGGATGCAGCGGCAAATAATACGGTTTAAATTGTGTGTGATTATTCTACAATTCACAAATGCAGTAATATCAATGGTTGTAGCGTTTCTACTGTTCGTAAACTATTCGGAAAAGTTAGGTTTTGCGAATAGTTACAAGGGCATTATAGGAATTGTGCTAAAACAATTTGATTTTCACACAATGACAACAAAACGAAACGGAAAATATTTTAGATTTCCATGTTTGCAAGAAAAGGATGGGGAGGGGGTCTGACAGAAAGACCACCGGGCGGCTACTAAGTCCCTTAAATTCCTAAAAAAATAAAAAGCCACTTACAGTACTCATTGACATTTTACAGAAATTGGCTTAATATAAACATAAACAATTCACTTTCACGTTGCGAATCGCAACTACATTTCCAAAAATTTTTTAAAAACAAAAAAGTGTTTCGGACAGGAGAATGATATATGACCGGGAATGAGTATCAGGCTTTAGCAATGCGGACAAATGATTGCAAGGCGACAGAAAGAATTTCGGATAAACTCGATTTGCTTAAATTTTGCAAAAAGAAAAATATCGCATCTGCGTTGCAAGATTATGACCTTGGCGGCATCTTCAATTCTTGTTTGGGGTTATCCGGCGAGGTTGGAGAGTTCAACGACATGATTAAAAAGTGGATTTTCCATGAGAAGCAGCTTGATATTGACCACGCAAAGAAAGAAGCTGGCGATATTTGTTGGTATCTTGCAATGCTTTGCGAATCCTTCGGCTGGAGCCTTGATGAAATAATGCAAATGAACGTAGACAAGCTTAAGGCACGTTATCCGGAAGGGTTTGACATTGAAAGGGCAAACCACAGAGCGGAGGGCGATGTGTAATGGCAAGCTGCAGCAATGAGTTGATGAAAACCGAGTATTCCGAAACCTTTGATGAAAAACGCAAAGGATTGATTGAACAGTCGTATTACAAATACGGACCGGCAAGAATGAACTTTTCTACCGGAAATGTTAATGCGGTTGAAAGTTTGAAAATGTGTCTTGCCAAGTTTGAAGAGACCGGAAACCTTGAATACCTGTGTGACGTTGCAAACTATGCTATGTTCCGGTTTATGTTTCCACAGCAGGGCGAGTATTTCGAACATACGGACTCTGATTCATCTGCCGGGATCTTCGGTATGAGCGTAAATGAAATGGAACGATTCAAACAGGAACACAGCTTTGAGGATGGGAGATATTGATATGATTTTAAATATAATCGCTACGGCGATAGATGCCCTTGTAATACTTGGACTTATGGGAGGACAGGTAAAACAAAAAGACAATTCAAACGCAATTGGTTATTTGCTTTCATACGCGATCTTTGCAATGAATATTATGGTCATTTGGAAATGATGGGCTATCGCCAAGCGGTAAGGCACAGGATTTTGATTCCTGTATTCCGGGTTCGAATCCCGGTAGCCTAACTGGTTACATGCTGACGTTCCATGTAGCCACGTATGTTTTTCATATGTACTTGAACCCTTGGTTGAGTGATTCAAGCATTTGGGTTACTCCTTTCGCCACTAGGACGATTCTGTTAAGGACGGCGCGAGACCGTCCGGTGGTATTCTATCATGTGTCTATCCCACGGCGCATGATCGTGTGTAACGCATAGCACGTAAAACATATTGCTAACCGTCTTGTGGCGGTTCTGGGGAAGCGGCAACGATTGGCGGTGTTGCGGCTGACTGTAAATCAGTTCCCAAGTGGTAAACATTGGAGGTTCAATTCCTCTCTTCCTCATGAGCGAAAGCATCCATTTAGTCCCGCGTTACCGGTTTGCGAGATTATCCTAGGTTATTTGGATGTGAATAGCAAAGACTTAAATTGCGTCACAGCAGGCGCGGATTGGTGTCACAATCGACCGCGTGTCTTTGATCGGTTAGTCAAGCGGCCAAGACACCACCCTTTCACGGTGGTAACACGAGTTCAAATCTCGTACCGATCACTGTATTGGGATTTAATTCAGTGGCAGAAGACACGGCTTATATCCGGGTTGTCGCGGGTTCGATTCCTGCAATCCCAACGCGTTGTAAAATATTGTTTATGTGACAAGGCTGACGAGTTTTGGTGTAATGAATGATGTTTTTCTTGTGATGGAAGCGTTGTCGACTTAAAAAGCGTGGAAATAGGACGATGAAAGTTCGTTTACGATATATAGAAAATTTTGCAGTGTTCCCATAATGGAATTGGAACCGGTTGCTATCCGGTCGGGCGTTTTTCGCCTTGTAGGTTCGAATCCTACACACTGCGCTTGCCCGAAATAGGGCGTTGATGTGTGGCGGAATGGGTAAACGCTATGAAATGTCTATTGCAAAATGCAATACAGAGAAAGTATTTCTCAGGGACATTATGAGAGAAAGTAAATCTTTTCTGCGAGGTTCAAATCCTCGCCACATCAATTCCTTATCTCCACTTAGTCGGGTGCTACTGCAATAGTTCCGGTCGATGGGAGACTTATGGATGGTAGCGGTATCATTGGAAACAGAAACCCCTTCCGTGATTAGAAATTGCAGATTTGAAAGCGGTTGGTATGGTTTTGGCTGACAGGGTTCGATTCCCTGTACCGCTATTCGATGATAAAAACATTGTGGAATATTTATATCAGACAAAAGACACGGAATCTCACGAGGATTCCGATTTTTGCTATGATTGGGGGCGTAAGAACGTGTGATTTTTGTCGGAATAAAAAGAAAATCATTGATGGTAAAGGAAATTTAGTTCTTTTTGGAGCTGAAAATAACATGATTTTCGACAATAGCGATGGAAAAGAGGTTGCAGGAGCCGTAAAAATTAATTTTTGCCCTATCTGCGGTAGAAAGTTGGTGGAAGAATGAAACATCAAAAAGAATGGCACACTTGCGACAGGTGCGGTGCTGAAATAGAAAAGCCTAAAATATGGTACGACCGAATGTTCCCTTATCTAAGAACCGTAAATTTAAAAAGACCTATGCGTTTCAGAGAAATATTTGCAGAAATTGAACAAGGGAGAATAGAACCGGTTATAAGTAGAGACGGTATAGACAGTATTATATTGGACGAATACTATTGCACAAAGACAAAGCAAATTGACTTATGCCCTAAGTGCAGGAAAGATTTTGAGAGGTTTATGAGGAATGAGAAGAATTAGAGAAACATTACATTGTCTGCGCTTAGATAGCAGAATAAGGCACAATATAAGATATGCACAAAGACAATGGTTCTTTCCGTACTTTAAGCACTTTAGAAAAGATTTAAACATGCCATTACCCAATAGCATCAAGCAAGCAAGAGGAATATCGAAAACTATTTTAGAAAGAGGGTATATGCAAGACCTTGTACATGATTCTGTAATGCGTATTAGATATTCGAGGAGATGCAATACTCGTGTGTGCAGGGCTGCTAGGAATGATTAGTGAGGTATGAGAAATGTTTGTTAATATGGGAACCCAAACCTATGAAATGAGCCGCAAGCAGGCAAAAGCTATCCTTGGAACGGCTAAGAAACTTGCAAATTGCAACATATACGGCATTGAAAAAGGTAATGTGGTGATTATGCTGAATGAAAAGTATGAGGACGATATGAGCCTTAAAAAAGCCGTAGAGGAGTATAAAAAGAAAGGGTTCAAGGTGTATTGGAAATGAAAATAATTAGAAATGGCGATTTGAGATACGAAAGAAAGCCTTTACAGTTTGAGTGTAAGAATTGCAAAACCGTTTTTGAAGCGGAAAAGACTGAATATGAATATTTTGGAGATCAAAGGGAAGGCGATAACTACAAGTGTGAATGCCCATTGTGCCACAAAATGGTATATTACAATTAAAAGACAACCGGCTGACAGATAGAGTTAGTCGCTACCCTAAAACAGTTATAGGCAGAGGTCAAGGCGCTTCTGCTTTTGCGGAGGTGCTTTTTATTTGGCTTCAAAGCAGTTAATCAATGCGGTAAATGGATATGAAAACTACATAAAGAAAAACGGAATAGATGAACAAGCAATTAATGCCTATGTAGATGCTTGTAGCGTAGCCATAAACGGAGAGAAAGATGTTGAGTATGGATTACAACTTACAGAAAGGGCAAAAGACATTATAGAGCGTTTCTGCAAGGATAAAACAGGCGGTACGATTTGGGATTTGGAAAAATACGCATTCGACCACAAAACCGCATATGATCTGATAAACAAAAAATATGAGATTTTGTTACTCGAAGCCCAAAACAAAATAGTTGACAGCTATTTTCAGTACATAGAGAAAAAGCGTGAGCCTAAAGACCGATTTTATATGCCACGTAGGAAACAACTAATCAAAATCGGACTTGTGGACGCATTACAAGGCATGATTGATGATAAATACGACATATTGTGTGTGAGTCTAGTGCCAGGAGCTGGAAAGAGTACGATTGAGAAATTTTTTCATTCGGCAGTTGCCGGTTGGTTCCCAAAAGACTACAGCCTATTTTATTCGCACAGTGGCGATATTACACGAATGTACTATGATGGGGTATACGACATTGTTACCAATGATGATGATTATGCATGGCATGACATTTTCCCTAATCTATCAGTTACAAGCACGAATGCCAAAATGGAGCAATTCAATATTGGAAAATACAAACCTTTTCCGTCTGTACAGTGTACTTCTGTAGGAAGTAAGAATGCTGGTAAAGTCCGTGCAAGTAAATTTTTGCTAGTTGATGATATGATAGGTGGAATTGAGGAAGCCTTAAATCCTACAATACTTGATAAATTATGGAATAAATACGCAGTAGACGCAAGACAGCGTAAGACACAAGATACAGACGGAAAGCCGTGTAAAGAGATACATATTGCCACTCGTTGGAGCGTACATGATGTTATCGGACGTATTCAAAATATGTATATTGGAAATCCGAGAGTCAAAACAATATCGGTTCCTGATGTAGACCCAGCGACAGGGGAAAGTAATTTTGATTATGAGTATGGCGGTTTTACGAAAGAGTTTTTTGCAGACCAACAATTACTCATGGACGAAATCTCTTACCGATGTTTGTATAAACAGGAGCCTATTGAACGTGAGGGATTACTATTCCCGGATGATAAAATCCGCAGATACCTCAATTTGCCACACGGAGAACCAGAAATTGTTACAGCTCAATGTGATACTAAAGGCAAAGGAACAGACTATTTTGTTATGCCTGTGCTTCAAAAATATGGGGGCGACTATTACTGCGTTGATTGCGTGTGCGATAATACGGCAGACTATGAAATGCAGTATGAAAATGCGTCAAACATATTGGTCAACAATCAGGTACAAGAGTGTGAGTTTGAACGTAATGCCGGTGGTGACAGAGTGGCTATGGAAGTTAATAAGCGAGTTGAAAATAAAGGATGGATATGCAACATCACTGATGTACCGACAGAGACAAATAAGGAAGCACGTATTTTTCAGTGTTCTAACTGGATTTTACAACATATTATTTTCAAAGATCAATCACTTTATAAGCCTAATGAGCCATATGGAGTGATGATGTCATTATTAAAGCAATATTCGGTATCGGGCAAGAAACAATTAGACGATGTGCCGGATGTTTTCTCAAACTTTGCGTTAAGAATGACAAAAGGAAATAGGATAAAGAAGACGGTAATAATATCAAGTCCGATATAAGAGGAGGGTTTGTATGACAACCAAGGATTATTTGAACCAAATAAGCAGACTCAATAGAATGATAAATAATAAGCTGTCAGAGATATCACAGCTTAGAGAGCTTTCCCACAGCATATCGGCGGTAAAAAATGAAGAAAGAGTAATGTCGTCATCTGACCCAGATAAAATAGGCTCTACATACGCCAAAATTGACGAAATGGAGCATAATCTTGATAACATGATAGATGAATACATTGAAGAAAAAGGCTTGATTATAGGGCAAATAGACGGCATAGAGAATGAAGATTTCTATAATATTTTGTTTTCAAGATATATTGAAAAGAAAACTTTTGAAGTTATCGCTACAGAAATGAAATACTCATGGAGACAAATTATCAGACTTCACGGAAATGCTCTTAAAGCATTTGAAGAAAAATATGGTAACACGTATTTAAAGATGTCATAGAATGTCATATTGCTTCAATGATATACTGTATTTGTAAGAAGTTACAAAGATGTTTTTCATAAACACATTCTTCATCAAAAGCACCGTTGCTTAATTGTGGCGGTGCTTTTTGTTATGCAACGAGGTAAAAATATGAATTTTTATATGAATAAAGATAAATCAATCATGTGTCCGAACTGCCATAAATTTTTAACAAAAGCAGACAGCAAAGACCCACGAACACATAAACTGGCTTGTAGGCACTGCCACAAGTGGATTTGGTATGTACCTAACGATGATGACGATTTTCAGGTTAAGGAAATACCGGACAGAAGAAGTTCGAATGGCATGAGATTTTATTAGAGGTGTAGACAATGCAGGCAGGAAGAATTGTCATATATACAGGCGCAAAAGAAATAACGTCTGACAACATAATACCAATTTTGCGTGAAGCAATTTTGGAACATGATATTAATTCTAACAGAATACAGTTTCTTCTTGATTATGACGCAGGAATACAGCCAATAGTTAGGAAGAATCCAAAGACTTACAGACCAGACATTGACTGTGAGTGCTGTGATAATGTGGCTAATGAAGTCACGGAGTTTAATTTAGGTTTTAAGTGGGGAAATCCTATAACGTTAGTTCAAAATGGCGACAATGAGGATTCTAACCTTACAAAAGCTATAGCGGAATTAAACAGTTGCTACGAATCACAGAACGCAAGACAGAAGCAGCAGAAACTTGCAAGATATGTTGAAATCGGTGGTGTTGGATATGTCCTCATTGATGTAAATACAGAATACGAGGATGGGGAAAGCTATTTCACATATAATGTATTAGATCCAAGAACGACATTTGTTGTAAGGTCAACCGCCTACAGCGACAAGAGAGTTGTTCTTGCTGGGACATATATAAAAGATAAGCACAGCGGTACCAGGTATTACACTTGTTTTACCAAAGATACGAGATATGAAATTACCGACGGAATAAAAATCACTAACGGAAAAAATAAAGGGAAAACAAAATGGGGGTTTTTGGAGAGAAGCGGAGAAGAAAACCCACTGCATAAAATTCCTATCATTGAATACACAAGGTCATTTGATAGAATGGGCTGTTTTGAACGGCAAATATCTGAAATGGATAACTTAAACCTACTCATTTCAGATTTTACAAATGATGTCGAACAGAATACGCAGGCAGTATGGCATACAAATGATGTTGATTTCCCAGTTGAACAGGAAACAACAGTTGATAAAGATGGAACGCAACGCATTACTGAAAAAGCAAGGAAACCAAAATCTGGAGAATGGCTGCAGACCTACACATCAGCAGATGGTAAAACTCCGATAGTTGAGCCGCTTGCAATTAATTACGATTACACAGGTATGCTTAATAATATCCAATCAAGGCGGCAGATAATCTTGCAGAAATGCAATGTACCACAACGAAATGATAACAGTGGTGGTAGTACAGGAGTTGCAATGTCAGACGCAACAGGTTGGTCGCAGGCTGAGACAGCAGCGGCAAAACAACAATTAATTACTGATGGCTGCAAAATGGAAGAAATAAAAGTTGTCCTTGCGGCTATTAAGTCGTCAAACAATGTTAGCAGCAGCAACCAATTACTTAAATTAAGGGCAAGAGATGTAAAGCCTAACATTAAGAGACAAAAAACTTATGAAATGTCAACCAAGGTTAATGCCATGGCAACATTGATAAGCCACGGATTTAGCCTTAAAGATACAGTTGATGCAATTCCATTCTTTGATGACCCTAACGATGTTGTAGCGAGAAGCGGAGAGATGGTTAAGGCATATCAAGACAGTATAATCAACAAAGGCACACAGAACCAAGCGGAGGGTGGAGATGGAGAACAGCCACCCAATAAAGACCGCACAATGCAAGACTTATCAGACCAGACAGAAAATAGTCCGGTTATAGATAAGAGCAGAACAGATAAATAATTGATATTGAGCCACAAGGTAGAAAATGCCTTGTGGCTTTTTATATGCCCTAGAGAAAGGGCAATACAAATATCGCAAGAAGTTGAGAGAACAACAAAAAACGCAGAAAGCAGAGGTAAAGAAATTATGGCAGATGTAATTAACACAACAACAGAACCAACAACCAACAATGAACCACAGAACGAAGAGCATACACCTAGCGTAGAAGAACTTATGGCACAGCTCGCTAGTGAAAGAGCTGAAAAAGAGAAGTATAAGAACGCTTCCGATAAAGCCAGTTCAGAAGCAGCTAAGTACAAGAAAGAACTTCGCTCGAAGCAGACAGCAGAAGAACAGGAAGCGGAAGCAAAAGCGGAAGCTGAAAAATTGCAGGCTGAAAAGTTCGAGAACATGAGCAAAGAACTTAATCATATGAAAGCTGTCAATGCTTATCAGAAAGTTATAGGTGATGGAAAGGATATTGATTCTTTGATTGAGGCGGTTACAGATGCAGACCATAGCCTTATAGCAACTGTAATTGCTAATGAAGTGCAAAGACAGGTTAAAGAAGCTAAGGCAGAGTGGCTTAAATCAAGACCGGCTATTAATGCAGGCGGTGGAGAAGAAAGCACGATAACACAGGAACAGTTCAACAAGATGAATTACCACGAAAGAGTGGAGTTCAAAAATAAGAATCCAGAACTTTATAAAAAGTTCACAGAGTAGAAAACGGAGGTAAATAAACTATGCCACAGACTAAGTTAGAAAATTTAGTAGACCCACAAGTAATGGCTGATATGGTATCAGCTAAGTTACCAAAGAAGATTAAGTTTTCGCCTATTGCAAGAGTTGATACAACACTTGTAGGCAGACCGGGAAGCACAATCGTTGTGCCAAAGTATGCTTATATTGGTGACGCAGAAGATGTAGCAGAAGGTGTTGCTATGGGTACAACAGTACTTACAACATCTACAACAGAAGCAAAGGTTAAGAAAGCAGGTAAGGCTGTAGAGCTTACAGATGAATCAGTATTATCTGGTTATGGCGACCCACTTGGTACAGCTATCAATCAGATTGCTATGTCAATCGCTGCAAAGGTTGATAATGACAGCTATGACGCACTTTGCACAGCACCTATTGATCACGATGGAACAGCAGCACCTATCAGCTATTCAGCAGTTGTAGCGGCTAATAGCAAGTTTGATGATGAATCAGATTCATCACTTACAAAGATATTGTTCATTAATCCGGCGCAGGAAGCTACATTACTTAATGACGATGATTTCAAGAGCAATGACAAGTACCCACTTAATGTAATTATGAATGGAACTATCGGTTCTATCGCGGGAGCGCAGGTTGTTAAGTCAAAGAAAGTTAAGTTAGTTAAGTATGAGCTTGATGATTCAACAGGAACAATCAATGTTGTGGCTGATACAACAAGTGAGGATTCAACTAATGTTCATCTTGACACAGCACTTGCACATACGCTTAAGCCAAAGGGAAAAGAAATTAAGGTAGGTAGCAAGTTAAAGGCTGTTACAACAGAGTTCTACGCTTGCCCTATTGTTATCGTGTCAGCAGATGACCCTAACGAGGACGCAGGTGCAGATGGCGCATCAGAGGAAGAGAATGCACTTACAATCTATATGAAGAGAAGCGTTGAGATTGAATCAGACAGAGATATTCTTGCAAAGACAACTGTTATCTCTGGCGATGAACACTATACAGCAGTCTTAAGCAATGATTCAAAGGTTGTTCTTGCTAAGTTCGGAAAGTAAGAGGTGTTTATATGTTATTAAGACGACATAAAATTAACGCCGCAAAGCAGAGCGAAAAAGTAACAGCAGATAATGTAAGACAAGAAGCTGTTTATGGAGATGAGCTTAAGTATGAGGAAGAGCAGGACAAGTTCCCTGCTCAACCTACAAGCGACTACACAAAGACAGATATTAAGCGTATGTCAACAGCGGACTTGCAGACACTTGCCTTAGAACAAGGTATTGAGAACGCAATGGAGCTTACAGGAGCAGAACTTAAAGAACTGTTAATTGAGAAATTAGGGTTATAGGAGCTGAAATTATGGAATACACCACATTAGAGCAAGTTAAAATCAGACTTAAACAATTTCATATTGATACAGTCACAAATGATGATGAAACAACATCTGATGTGGTAGTGTTCGATAACAAAGAAGATAATCCGGTAATCGAACAGCTTATTAAACAGGCTACAGAAGATGTAAAGGCAAGAAGAAATTACCCCGACAGCTACACAGACGAAATGATAACTGAGGACTTGAAAAAATTTGAGAGTGTTATTGTCAATCTGGCTGTCTATGACCATTCACAGTCTGGTGAAGAATTTATGGCGAGTTTTAGCGAGAATGGTGTGAGCAGAGCTTGGAGAGACAGAGAAAAGCTATTTGTCGGGGTATTTCCATTTGCTAAAGTTTTATAAAGAAGATTGAGCGTGACCATTATGGTTGCAGGCGGCGCACATTAAGCGGTGGTGGGCAGTGCGTTAAAAGGAGATTCAAATGAAAAGTATTTTGATTCAAACTTATCTTGTGGCACTTCCGATAGTGCTTGGATATATAGTTTGGCTTCTTAAACAGCAAAAGAAAAGCAGGGACGCGAACAGTAAAGGAACAATGCTCCTTTTGCGCGTCCAACTTATTGAATACCATGCAAAGTACACCAGAATCGGAGAAATACCGTCATATGCCTATCAGAACTTTTGTGAGATGTATATGATGCGTACCATGCGTTAGGTGGAAACGGAATGGTTACGAAAATGAAGCATGAGATTGAAGAGATTCATATAGGGAAAGGAGATAAAAGCCATGAGGAATTGGAAGGATTGGACTAAGAAAGCCGGAATCCGAGCAATCAAGACTGTTGCACAAGCGGCGATTGCCGGAATTGGAACGGCGGCATTTATGGGCGCGGTGGATTGGAAATATGTTCTTTCTGCATCAGTACTTGCCGGAGTGTTATCGCTTCTGACAAGTGTTGCCGGAATCCCAGAGGAAAACACCAATGCTTGACATTAACAAGCAGGAAATGAAATATTCGCAATCCGGTCAGAGGGTATTCGTTCCACAAACTGACGAAAATGGAGATATTGTCTATGAAGGGTACAAGGATTCCGATGGAAACTTTGTACCTTATTTAGATTCCGAAGGCAACAAGATTCCAAAAGGCGAGGAAGTTGAAGGGTTTTCAGAACCTACGACATTCCGAGCCAATATCAGCAATAAGTTGTCAGAAGCCCTTGTGAAAGAATTTGGAATTGATGATAGCACATCATACTGTCAGCTTGTTACGGATAAAGGATATTTGCCACTGAAAGCCGGCGATGTAGTGTGGAAGCGTTCGGAAGTAAAGCGCACTGATGATGGGCTTGTGGATTCAGAAACCGCAGACTACATCGTAAAAGGCGTTGCAGACGAAGGACTGACCACAGATTTATTTTTGCTTCGGAAGAATATTAAGTAGGTGATTGCGTGGCAAAGAAAACTATTTCAATGACATTATCCTCTAAATCCATACAAGACGCCATAAAGGAGTTAGAAAAGTACCGCAATAGTTTACAGGCTAAATGCGATTTACTTGTTTCTAGGCTTGCACAGATAGGTCAGACGGTGGCAATACAACACATATCGGAATCACCATTAGGAAACACGATAACGGTAAGGGTAGATAAAGCACCGCAGTTAATGACCTCGAACGCGATTCTCATTGCGACCGGAAAAACGGTAACGTCAGAAGATAGAGAACCATTTTATACTTTGTTGGCGGTAGAGTTTGGAGCCGGTATTTTTTATAACTCCGAAGAGAACCCGAAAGCACCGGAACTTGGATTCGGTGTCGGCACGTATCCTGGGCAAATACACGCTTTTGAAGATGGTTGGTACTATTGGGATGATAAGACCGAAACATGGCGTTATACCCACGGTATCAAAGCCACAATGCCTATGTATAATGCGGAACAACAGATTATACAACAGTATGTAAAGATTGCAAGGGAGGTATTCGGTGGAAAATGAGTTAAATAGTTGGGCACTTGATTTTGAAGATACCTTATGTTCCCTTTTGAAATCGTACATGGAAAGCAAGGTAAAAGGAATTAAAGTGACGCAAGATGAAGAATCGGGCGGCACCGCAACATTTCCTACGCTTTTAGTCAGACAAATCGGTGTGACAGAAGCCGGACGAACTAATGAAGCAAAGACAATCAATGCAATTCGCCCAACATTTCAGATCACAATTACAAACAAAGGTTCAAGAAAAGCAACTAAGGACATCGCAGCATATGCGGTGTCTTTTTTTAAACAACAAATGTTTGAGGTATCAAATGTAATCTCAACAATTTCCAAGCAAGTGCGAACGGTTACATTCCGTGCAGCTCGCGTAATTGGAAACGTTGAGCATTTAGATCAGCTATAAGCAGAAAGGAAGTAGAAAATATGGCATCAACAAGTTATAGAACTCGTGTCATTGTAAAAGAGCACACGGAAAAACAGGCTGACTTTGCAGGAACATATAATCTTTTGGTTGCGGCTAAGTCAGTTCCAAGTCCTGCATCACCACCAAACACTGTTGAGTCGACCACAATGGAAGATGACCAGCAGACTTTTGAAAAAGGAATTAAGACTTCTGATTCAAGAGAAATCACAGGAAACCTTGAAAAAGAATATCTTTCAAAGGTGGATGGATATGGAGATAAAAAACTTGATATTATCCATCTGTACGGAACTGACGGTATTGGTGGCTTAGCGAAGTACGCATATGTAGGAACTGCAACAGCAACACCTAACGATGTAGGTGGAAACGATGAAATCCTTGAAATGACGGTAACAGTTATTCCAAGTACAGCATCAGAGCTTGTTACAGATAAGCTGACTGTCGTTGATAATAACGATGGCACATTCACTGTAACAGTGGTGGGGTAAAAAGCCTATCGGACGAGCAATCGACCGCACCGGTAGGCGAGGATGAACGGTCGATAGCAGAACTTGAAGCAATAAGATAAGCAACAATGGGGCGGTGGCAACACTGCCCCTTGCCAATATAGGGCAGAAAGGCAAGGTAAAGCATGAAAGTTAAATTAGGTGGAAAAGAATATACAATTCAGTTTGCAACAAGACCATCGTTAAAATCACATATCTTACAGGATATTATGAAGACGCAGGACATGGAAGATATTTCTTCTATGGAAGATATTCTTCTTGAAACACTTCCTAAGACACTTCTTGTAGGATTGCAGATGCATCACAATGACGAATTTGGATATGATTACAAAACAAACGAAGGCTACGATGAGCAGCTTGAGAAGGTGTCTGACATTCTCTATGAAGCGATTGACACAAACGAGATTAACTGCATGGATTTATTCGCTGATATGCAGGAGGAAATGATGACAAACGGTTTTTTAGCACAGATGATGGAGTCGTTGGAGAGAGCACAGGCACAGGAGAAGAAAAAGACCCCATCCAAAGCGAAAGTCAAGAATTAACATGGGAATATTACGTTGCGGAAATCCGTCCGTTTTACCTTATGGTAACGAAAGGCTACGGATTTTCCGTTGATGATATAGATATGATGAATCCAGAGTTACTTAAGCCTTATGTGGATGCATATAAGACAGAATGGAAGCAACTCGATATGGAAATGTATATGTGGTTCGGCAGATATGCAACGTCAGCATTTGTGACCGCAATAGACGCGACATTCGGCAAGGGTAATAGTAAGTACGTGAAAGAAACTTGCTATGATTCTATTGAAAAGCATAATACGGACGATCCCGATGCAGAGATGCGAGAAATGCTTAAGGCAGAAGAAGCATGGGCGGCTGAATCAAGGAAATCACATTTACCAAAGCCAAAGATAGTTTAAGAAAAGAGGTATTGCTATGGCAGTAATTATCGGAAGTGCTAGGCATGATGAACATGGAAATTGCTATTCTGGTGGGAAAGCCGGAGACCAGACCGGACAGGAAGTGTCTACGCAGAAGTTTTATAACCATTCTAAAGGATGGTACGTGCTAAGGGCGAAGGACGATAGGGTTGCGGAGAAGTTAGCCGAAGCTATGCAGATTGCGTGTGATAACAAAAATATCGGCTATGACCAATCGGAACGCTACGGAGTCATTAAACATGGCATTAGCGCAAAGGTTAAGACGGAATGCGATTGTTCTTCTCTTGTACGCGCTTGTATTATCCATGCATTCGGGAAGGATGTAGGAGATTTCAATACTGCAAACGAAAGAATCATTCTTTTGAAATCCGGCTTGTTTACCGATGCTGGTTCTTACCGAATCGGAGAACTGCTTTACAACGGGGACATTCTTGTGACGCGTACAAAAGGTCACACTGCAATCGTTGTAAGTGGAGCAAAGAAAAATGCAAGCAAGTATTATTCGATGTATACCGGAAAATCTGGATCAATCGTTGAAGCATTAAAAGCGGTTGGGGAAGATGATGTGTCAAAAGAACATCGCGCGGAAATCGCAAAAAAGAACGGATTTTCCAATTTTAAGTTTACATCAGAGGAAAATTCAAAAATGATTTCTCTTCTGAAAAAGGGAAAACTGAAAAAGTAATTCAAGGGCGGTAGGGGTCAAATCCTACCGTCTTTTTAACCGGCTATCAATGTGGAAGATAGCCGCTAACCTAAAAAAGTTATAGGAAGTTGGTGGATAAATGGAATTAGAGTCTCTTGAAATAAAAATCCAAGCGCAGGCGCAACAGGCAAGCGATCAGATAGATGCGCTTGTGACAATGTTTGGGAGATTATCTTCCGCGCTTTCTGAACTTAGTACCGGAAATCTGAATAGTCTTTCCACAGGGGTAAACCGACTTGCAGTGGCAATGACGGCAATGCGTGGAATTGATACACGGACTTTTTCTGCGGCTGCAAGAAATGTAAGCAAATTAGGCTCTATCAACAGCAAGCAGATTAATGCTGCGGCTGGTTCTATGCGTCAGATTTCCAATGCATTAAAAGGGATTTCTGGAATGTCGGCATCCGTTAAGGGTCTGACCGACCTTGCATCTGCAATCAAACAGCTTGGCTACCAGAGTTCCACCAAGGCGATTGAAAATATCCCGAAACTTGCCACGGCAATGCGACAGCTTATGTCCGAACTGTCGAAAGCCCCTAGTGTAAGCCGGAATATTATTGACATGACAAATGCATTGGCAAAATTATCACGTACCGGTGGAGCGGCAGGAACAGCGGCAAAAAGCATCACAAGCTCATTTAGCGGATTTAGTTCCGGTGCTTCTGCGGTTACTAAGAAGTCGTTTTCCCTTGCGTCTGCAATCGGAAAAGTGTATGCAACGTATTGGGCTTTATTTCGCGGATTTAGGCTACTTGGAGACGCTATTGACATATCATCCTCACTGACAGAGGTTGAGAACGTTGTAAGGCAGACATTCGGGCAGTATGAAAGTCTAATTAACAATTTCGCAAAAACATCCATTGAAAAATTTGGTATGTCCGAATTGTCCGCGAAACAGTTTGCAAGCCGTTTCCAAGCAATGGGAACCGCCCTTGATATTCCACAGGGGAAAATGGCAAATATGTCTATCCGGTTGACAGAATTAGCCGGAGATATGGCTTCATTCTATGATGTGAGTCAAGAAGATATTGCCAAGAGTCTGCAATCTGTATTTTCCGGTACTACGGCACCTATGCGGCGTTATGGTATCGACTTGACACAGGCAACATTAAAGGAATGGGTGTTAAAGCAAGGACTTGATGCGAACATTTCTTCAATGACGCAGGCTGAAAAAGCCATGTTGCGTTATCAGTATGTGCTTGCGCATACAACCAATATCACCGGAGATTTCGCACGTACAGCCGATACATGGCATAACCAGATAACCATGCTTAAAGAGAACTTCAAAGCACTTGGAGCGGTTGTTGGTGGTGGTTTAATCAATGCATTTAAGCCGTTTATCAAGGTACTTAACGCAGTTCTGCAGAAGGTTATTTCTTTTGCGGAAATGGTAACAAATGCTTTAGGTTCTATCTTCGGATGGAAGTATGAAGCAAGCAAAGGAGCAGGAATCAGCGGTCTTGCTGACGATATTGGAAGCGCGTCTGATGGCATGGACGATTTAAGCGATGCCGCAGGAAACGCAGGGAAAAACACAGGCGGTATCGCAAAAAATGCCAAGAAAGCAAAAAAGGAAATCCAACAGGCAACTCGTGCATTTGATGAATTGAAGGTTATTTCAAAGCAGAGCAAAGATAATACTTCCGGTTCTGGGAATAAAGGTTCTGGTTCTGGATCTGGTTCAGGTGCTGGTGGCGGCACCGGTGCTGATGGTGGATTAGTTCAGACGGACACCATCTTTAAGAAATTCAAAAGCAAAATCAAAGACCTTGAACAGTTGGGAGAGTCTATTTCCGGTGCGTTAATTAACGCAATGAAAAAAATTAAATGGGAAAAAGTGTATGCAAAAGCTGAAGGTTTTGGAAGGGGATTAGCCAAATTCCTTAACGGACTATTTAAAGGGCAAAAAGGAACAACGCTTTTCGGAGAAACCGGAAAACTGATCGCAAATTCATTAAACACGGTGCTTCATGGATTGGATTCGTTTGGAACGACATTTAATTGGAAGCAATTTGGAAATTCAATCGCAGACGGAATAAACAAGTTTTTCCAAAACTTTGACTTTGCATTATTGGCTAAAACGCTTAATTCGTGGGCGCAGGGCGCGTTTGATACAGTTACGACAGCATTAAGTAAAATTTCATGGAAGGATGTATGGAACGGAGCAAAGGAGTTTTTAAGCAACCTAGATGTAAAAACAGTTGGAATCATAATCGGTGCGCTGACAATCAAAAAAATTCTTGGATTACATCTTGCAAAAACCGCACTTGATATAATCGGAACTTCCATTTCAAAAGCAATAGCTGGTTCACTTGCATCAAGGCTTGGCGTTGAAATTGCGGCAAATGAGGGAATCTCGGCAGTATTGTCTATCGCTTTGTCAAAAAAAATAGGTGGGGCGTTTGCTACACTTGGAACAACTGTTTCAGCTGGTGTCAAAGCTTTATTCGGTAGCGGTGCGGCAGAGAGCGCACTTTCTTTTATCAGCCCGGTAGCAAAAGCTATAACCGGGATTGGCTCTGTTGCGATTGGCGCATTTACTGCAATATCAAACTTTGTGACCATGTTAAAGAACGGATTCAGTTGGCTTAATGAAGCACTTATGCTTGTCGGAGTTACGATTACGGCAGTCGGAGCGGTTATTTTAGGGGTAGCGGCAGCACCTGCAGCGATTACCGCAGGAATAGTAGCCGGTGTTGCAACGGCGGCTGTAGTAGTCAAGGATCATTGGAAAGAAATAAAAGGAATTTTCTCAAAAGCAGGAGATTGGTTTAATACTAATGTGATTAAGCCAATAAGCGGTTTTTTTAAGGGATTATGGGAATCTGTTTCCGGTTTTTTCTCTTCTTTATGGAAAGATATATCCGGTGTATGGAAAACAGTTTCTGGATGGTTCAATACTAATGTTATAACTCCTATTGTTTCATTTTTCCAAGGATTTTCGAAAAGAGTTGGTCAAATCTTTCAAGGATTGTGGATCATTGTCAAGGCTGTATGGATTGTTGTTTCTGATTGGTTTAAATCAAAGGTAATAGAGCCAATAAAGAAGAATTTTGAATTATTGAAATCGGCAGTATCAACCGCATTCAAGGTTCTATGGACAACTGTGAAATCTGTATGGGCGGTGGTTTCCGGTTGGTTTAAGGAGCATGTTACAACACCTATCAAGAATGCTTTTAGCTCAGCAAAAGAATCTATTCAGAAAGCATTTAGCGCGGCAAAAACAGCGGTAACCGGGGCGTGGAACAGTGTTTCTAGTTGGTTTAAAGAACATGTAACCACCCCGATAAAAAATGCTTTCTCGAAGATGAAAGAAAGTGTAGCTGAAATATTCAGCAAATTATGGAATAGCGTGAAAAGTGGCGTTGCCGGGGCAATGAACACCGTAATTTCAAGAATTGAAACAGCAATAAATTCATTGATCGGTGGAGTGAATACCGTTTTGAGAGGGTTCAACAGTGTTGTTTCTGCGGCGGCTAAAGTAGCAAAGGTAAAGTGGAGCGGAGTCGATCTTGTGCCGAAAGTGAGCCTACCTAAAGTAAAGGCTTATGCAACGGGCGGTTTTATGGATAAATATAGCATAGCAACAGTTGGAGAAAATGGACTTCCGGAAATTATGGGAACAGTCGGAGGCAAGCCAGCGGTCGCAGGAAGCCAAGAAATTACCGGAATCAAAGATGCTATCAATTCAACATCTGCGCAAGAGGTTTCCTTACTGCGACAACAAAATCAGTTATTACAAGCTATTTTACAGAAAAATTTCGGAATTACTACAAACGACATAGGAAAAGCTGCAAGGGATTATGGTAGAGAACATTACAATCGAACCGGAGACAATGTATATGTTTTTTAGTGACTTCTATAATAGAACGTGATATAATTCTAAATAAATCATATCACAAGAAAGGAGTCATTATGAGAAACACAAAAAAATTATTAGTAGCGATGGGATTGGCATTTGCCGTTTTGATTTCGGCTATGCCAATCCAAAATGCAGATGGGGAACAGATTGTTGCACAGGCGGCAACTATCAAATTAAGCAGAAAGACTCTTAATTTAAAAATTGGAGAATCAGCAACATTAAAGATAAGCGGAATGAGGAAAACTGCTAAATGGAGTAGTGGCAATAAATATGTTGCTTCTGTAAACAAGTCTGGAAAAGTTCTGGCGGTTGGAGAAGGAACAACGTACGTAAAAGCAAAAATTGCAAAGAAAACGCTTTCTTGCAAAGTTACCGTCACTTCTTCCTTTAATGCGAACAAGGTAAAGAAAAACATCTCAATTGAATACCAAGATAGTGGTCATGGAGTTGTTGCTATCTTGAAAAACAACAACAAGGTAAATGTTGATCTGGACGCAAAACTTGTATACTACAAAAACGGTAAAATGCTGGATAGCAAAAGCGATTGTAACAGAGCTTTTGAATCCGGTAAGGAATGTGTTCTTTATTTTGACGCACCGAGCGATTCTGATTATAACGATGTTTCTTATGATAACTATAAAATGTCGTTGAGTGTTGATGAAGCAACAAATGCTGTTTGTGATGTTCGCAATATAATGGTTCAATCGGACATTGGAGCAGATAATGTTACGGTTGAAGCTACAAACGATTCCGGAAAAGATTTTTCATTTGTAAAAATTTCTTGCGTAATGTATGATGCATCTGGCAACTTGATCAAATATGATTATCATTATGCAGAATGTGAAAAGAATGGAGATAAAGATTATTTTTCATTTAGTTTTCCGTACGATTCAAATTACGATACGATCTATCCGAGCAGCTATAAGATATATGTTGATGAAGCATATACATATACTTGGTTACAGTAAAAATTGAAAGATAAATGATACTTAAGCCGTGGAAACACGGCTTATTTTAATTTCAAAATCGGATTGACACAAAATCAAAAATAGTCTATCCTTATTACTAAGGAAACAACCTTATCCGTGAAGAAGCGGATTACTTACTCGAACGCCATACTGTACGAAAGAGGAAACCAATGTGATTTCACAAGAGGTTTCCTCTTTTTTATTCAGATAAAAATGTATGGAGGTAGACACGAATGAAAAAATCACAACTTATGCTTAAGATTCAAAATGGCATTGAGGTATTTGAGAATCCAATATTCGGACAGATCAGAATGGTCATGGTCGATGATGAACCGATGTTTTGCCTTGTTGATGTTTGCAGGGCATTGGAAATGTCAAACAGCCGTATTGTTGCTGATAGACTAGACGAGGATGAACGACGTAAGTTAAACTTACCCCGTCAAGGAGAAACTTGGTTTGTTACTGAATCCGGCTTATATGCGGTTATTCTTCGGAGTGACAAACCGAACGCAAAGAAGTTTCGCAAGTGGGTAACATCCGAGGTTCTTCCTACAATCCGTAAAACAGGTGGGTATGTCAATAATGATGAATTATTTATTTCTACTTACCTACCATATGCAGATGAAAACACTAAACTGATATTTTCACAGACATTAAAAACTGTTAGAGAGCAGAACGAAACCATTAAAAGACAGCAGAAAGAAATCATCCATAAGGAAGATGTTATTATCGGACTCGTTGATGATATTGACTTGGCAACTAAGAGACAGCGGATAACGCAGATTGTCCGTTTCGGTGCCGATGGAAAGTATCAAGAACGCTATTCATTGCTTTATGGAGAATTTGAAAGGAAATATCACTGCAACCTTAAATCAAGGATGGAAGGGTGCGCACTCAAGCCCAAAGTAAGAAACAAGATGGATTATATCGACAGGGAAATGGGAATGATTCCGCAGTTGTACGAAATCGCTTGCAAACTTTTTGAAAACGATGTAGAAAAGCTGAAATCTGAATGGGAATCAGTAGTAGCTTAAAACTTAAAATTTAATCAAATGGATAGCATCTACCAAACGGTAGGTGCTATTTTTATACCCATTTTTAGGAGGTAAACGATGGGATATGGCGGATATTTAGTAAAGTTTGGTAATTATACCATACCGAACAGTTTAATAAAGCAGGACACGTTTAGTTCCTATGTGAACATGCAGGACAAAGACCCATGGACGGATGAAAACGGATATGAGCATCGTGATGCCGTGGAATTGAAAGCCTTAAAGGTTGAGTTTGAAACCAAAGCCATGCTGACCGAAAAGCAGTTTGATGATTTTTGGAAGAATATCGAAAAGAACTATACTAAGGCAAAGGAGCGCGGTGGATATATCACGGCATACGTGCCGGAGAAACGCGGATATGTGACACAGTACGGATATATCGCTGATATTCAGCCAACGTTCTATTCTGTGGCACATGGGAAGATAAAATATGACGCAATCAAATTTTCGTTTGTAGGTGGTGTATATGATAAATAGCAGTTTGAAAGAAAAGTATTGGGATTCCGCGACAGATAAGCAGATGGTCATATCTGTTGTTGGAACGAACCAGAAAATAGACAATTCGATGCTTGAAATCGGTACGTTTGCGCTTGAAGAAAGTCTTTGTTCGGAGTCTGAATTAAAGTTTGGAGCGTGCGAAGCGAATTGCGTAAAATTCACAGCACGAAACACCGCAGGAAACATTATTGGAAAGACAATCTCTATTGAAGAAACGCTTGACGGAGATGGCGAAAATCCGATGCCATACGGAGTTTTTAAGGTTGCATCCGATGTTCCTACGGCTGACCGAACAAAACGGCAGATTACGGCATATGACGCTATGTATGACATTATCAATACGGATGTAAAGTCTTGGTATGCAGGACTTAGCTTTCCAATGACACTTAAGCAATTCCGCGATAGCTTCTTTGCACATCTTGGAATTGCGCAAGTTGAAACAAGCCTTGTCAATGATTCCATGACGGTCAATAAGACGATTGTAGCCACACAGACGGACGATTCAAGTGCAGTCACAGAAGAATCCGCTATCAGCGGAAAAACCGTTGTAACGGCAATCTGTGAGATTAACGGATGCTTTGGTAATATCAACCGAGATGGCAAGTTTGAGTATGTCTTTCTGAAAGCAATCGCAAGCGCGCTTTATCCGGCAGAAGATTTGTTCCCGGCAGACAATTTATTTCCGTCTGATGCAAACACAGAGTCCATGACCGGACACTACATCACGTTTGATTACGAGGACTTTCAAAGCAAGGCAATTACGCAGCTTGAAATCAAGACAAGCAATGATAACGCCGGTGCTATTGTTGGAACTGCCGGAAACAACTATTCGATTACAGGAAACTTTCTTGTATCAGACAAGACCGGAGCGGAGCTGGAACAGATTGCAAATAACCTATTGCCGATTATGGCACAGGCAGCATATACGCCGATTAAAAGTTGCACTTGTGTCGGCAATCCATGTCTGACACTTGGCGAACCAATCCGGTTCAATACCACAAGAGAGATTGTTGAAACGTATCTGTTGCAACGCACCTTAACCGGAGTGCAAAGTAAGAGAGATTCAATCTCGGCACAGGGCACGCAGACGCACTCTGCAAAGGTTAACTCTATTAGAGACACGATTGAAAGCGTGGAAAGACGTACCGGAAAGTTAGAGAGGAACGCCGATCATCTTCAATCCACATACGAGGATTTAGAGGAACAGACAAATACCAAGTTTGAGCAGACCACAAAAAGCATTGTCGCAGAAGTCAATCGTGCACAAAAGGCAGAAGGGCAATTAGACGCATCACTGGAATTGAAGTTAGGCAGAGACGAGAACGACCAAGTTATTTCTATGATCAATGCCAGTGCTGACCAAATTGTGCTACGAGGAAACAGATTGATTGTAGAATGTAACAACTTTGAACTGGACGGTAGCGGACGAGTACATATAATAGAATCTCTGCTTTTTGACAGTGGTGAGGTATCTGGGGTAGAGATATTAGGGCATGACGGAAGAAATAATGCGTTATTGCAGAATGTTAAGTTGGACTTATTATCTGTTACTGACGCAAACGGGGAAAACTTGGCGACAGAAAGTTATGTTGACAATTCGCTGAGCGACTACGCAACCAAAAGCGAATTGCCAAGTGGGTATTTTACAGATGTAGATTATACACTTAATGATAGCTCTACAACCAAGTATTCGCCCAGACACTTTAATAAAGTGTCTGATTTTGGTTCGAGGGAAAGTACCTTGGATATCGAGGGTCTTTTGATTTCTATTCCTAGCTCCGATAAAAGGTTGAAAAATAATATACAATCATTAAGGGATATTAAAAGTGTGTATATGGCAATGCGCCCGGTTGAGTATACATGGAAATCCGGATACATCACGCAGCACACAGGCTTACAGTTTGGTTTAATTGCGCAGGATTTAGAGAAGATTTTGCAGGATGCTGGATTGTCCGATAGCGGACTTGTACTAAAAGAAGATGCCGAAGAGGATGAAAAAGCAATTCACGGAGATTCAAAGACTTGGAAAATCGACAAGGAAAATCTCCATGCAATGCACATACAGATGATCCAGATGCAGCAGAAAGAAATCGAACTTTTGCAGCAGAAAAACGAAGATCTGGAACGCAGATTATCAGCGTTAGAAAGGAGTGTGAGCCATGCAGAAAATATATAGTCGTATCAACTGGGAGAATTTTCCAAGTGAAAAAACAGCGGTAAATGAATCCAATCTTAATAAGATGGACTTGGCGATTGACAATCTGGATGATCGTGTGGTTGCTATGGATGCGTCTAAAGTTGACTTGACCAAAGCTAACGAACTTGTAAAGGAAATCCTTTGGGATGAATCCAACGGAACGCTGACGGTGGTTAAGATGAATGGTTCCAAGGCTGTGATTGACACAAAATTGGAAAAGTTGGCGGTCAACTTTAAGTACAATCCGCAAACACAACAATTAGTAATCACGCTGGACGATGGCACAACGCAGAATGTTGATTTGTCCGCTCTGATCACGCAGTATGAATTTATAGATAGCAATACCATTGCATTTGAAATTAGCAGTGACGGTAAGGTGTCCGCAATCGTGAAAGAGGGAAGTATCCAAGAAAAGCATCTGCGCCCAGATTATCTTGCAGATATTAAAGTGGAATCTGCCAAGGCAATAGCATCTGCCAAAAGCGCAGGGGTGTCCGAAACCAACGCGGCAAAATCTGCCACAGACGCAAAGGACAGCGCAGACCGGGTACAGGGAATCGAAAACGAGATTAACAAGAAACTCACAATGACAGAATTTGATGTGAATGAGGATGGAGAGTTGATTTACACGGACAATTCCGCTTATAACTTTGTTGTTGACAATGACGGAAATTTGAATTGGGAGGTGGCGTAAATGGCTATAGCAGGAAGAGTGGCAATTGTGCCAAAGGGCGATTGGAGCGCAGAGACGGAGTATAAGAGACTTGATGAGGTAACATATAATAACACAATGTTCATAGCAAAAAAAGCTGTGCCGAAGGGGACGTTACCCACAAATGCAGAATATTGGTCGAAGTCGATTGTGGGTGGTGTCGGTGCAATCGCAACGAAAGAGGATGCCGGGATTGTGAAACCGGCAGACGGACTTTCGATTGCAGAAGATGGAACCCTTAAGGTAAGCATTGATGGCACGACTCTTACAATGGATCAGGTCAACAATGTAATCAAGTTGGCAGATACCTTAAAAGAAAAAATCGGAAGCGCACTGCAACCGGAAAGTATCGTAAACAACCAGATTACGACAGTGGAAGGGTTTGCGTTGGACGCGCGGCAGGCTAATCCGGATCTGGATGGTACGCTTGCAAAGCAGATAAGTGATTTAAACGGCAGTTTAAATAATGTTGCTACTAAAAACGATATAAGTGCATTAAATCCAGCCTCTGGAATTAAACTATA